TTGGCCTGATTATAAATAAGTACATCGTTTAATATCCAGACAGCATCAAAGTAATTTATTCCACCGCCCGCATCTGAGAAGACTGTGGGAGTTGCCCCGATTGTAGAGGCAGCGGCAGCTCTGTCCTGAAATACAAAGGAGCCTGCGGCATCAACATAGAAGGCCCCATATTCGCTCAAGGCCACAGTCTGACACGCAGCTAAAGAAGTTCTAGGTGTGCCGGGGTCTGCCTGCATAGTGGTCTGGCCAGCATCGTTATCTCTCATACTAGCAGGCCAGGAGATTTGATCTAATATATTATTTATCCGCGCCCCTGATAATTGGTCTGCGCTAGTTCCTGCCACGCTAGTTACCTGGGCTAATTGTAATAATCTAAAGGCATCTACTGCCGTAATAGTTGTATAGGTAACTGTTGTAGTGGCTTCCTGTGGCGTTACTGTTTGATAGCCAGTAATAAATCCAGAGAATATAGGGTAAGTAATGCCGTTATCTGTTGCATTAATTTGTAATTTACGCATAGGCTCAAGCAGGCCAAAGTAAGGCCCGGCAGAATTAAGCGGGTTAAAATCTCCATTTTGATCTATTAGGCGCAGGCTACAGGTTCCAGTATTAAATTGATCTGCTTCAGCGTTGCGGCCTCTTCTAGTTATTATTCCATCAACTTGGTCAGAGACATCAACTATTAAGCCAGCGCTATCTGCTAAAACATTTGTGCCTAATAAGCCCTGATCTAAAATCATGGCTTGAGCAAATGATGGCCCAGTTGAGAAGTTAATAAATGCGTTAACTGTTGGCACTGGCATTAGAGCGCTCCAGCGTATGAGGTGTTATTTCCAAACCTGTTGGCATTTTGGATAGCCTTTAGCACTATCTCATTTATATATTCACCACTGCCCAATGGGTTATTTATCGTTACATTATTTGTTTGTCCAGTGTTACCGCCAGCTTGTCCAAATGGTGTTCCCGTAAATCCTGATGATGGAGCGCTAGCCATCTGATCTAAAATACTTTGTGCAAAGGCATCCCTGTCCTCTGACTCCTTCAGCGCTTTTGTGGCCTCAGCTAGTGCTTGCTCTGCCTCAACGAATACAGCTTGCGCCAATACTGGGTCTGCAATTCCTGTGGCTGGATCTACTACCATTGCAGAAAATTGTCCTATAGGTACGCCGCCAATACTTCCTAATCTGGCTGCCGCTACTGCTGCTGCATCTGCTAATTTTTTAACCTCACTGGCTGCCATTAAATTGGCAAGCATCGTGGCTATGTTGGTCTTATCTAACTCAGCTAATCTGGCTCTGGCCGCGTTGGCATCCTCATCCATAATGGCTAAGAGTCCACGAATACGGGCTCGCTCGGCATCTGTCTTAGCATTTTCTAGAGCGCGGTTTAAGTTGATGCGGTCTATGTCAAATTGCTCTCTTAGCTTATCTAGTTCACTAGCCTTCTTTTTGGCTAGTAATTCGGCAGCGGATAACTTGCCCTTTTCCTTTTCCACAATATTGGACTTCTTAAGTGTTGCAATTAGTTTGGCACGCTCTGCCGCTTCAGGTGTAAATAAATTGGCCGTAGTGCTAAATGCTACGCCTTTGCCTGTGTTATCTGGCCTTGAGGATTTGCCTAGATTTTGTAATAAACTTAACCCGCTGAAACGATTAGCATCTGATAAAGGATTTAATAATTGGCCTAATGGGCCTGCCGCTTTTAATATCTTTGCAAAGCCTAAAGTTACATCTGATGTAGCGATTGCGAAATTTTCCATGTCCTTTGTGGCTTGTTCTATGCCATTAGCCCCGCCTAATAAAGCAATACTATCTAGCAGGCCTTTACCAATTATTTCTTTAGCGCCTTCAGTGGCAACTGTTAGCGCATCCATTTGTCCGGCATAGGTCTTGGTAGCTGCTAACGCTTGCCCGCTAAACTTGGCGCTGAGTGAGGCCATGATTTTGTCCATGTCCCCAGTTGCCAAAGTAGCCTTATCTAATCCAGCGCCTAATCTACTGAGCGCGGTTGTCTGGCCGCCATATGCTTTAGCCAGCGCCATTGTTACTGCGCCTAAATCTTTACCAGTTCCTTTAGATACATTAAGCGCCAGCTCTAAACCTGTTTGGGCTTTACTTAGTGAGCCAGTGGCATTTATTAAGGTAGTAAATGCAGGCCTTAGCTCATCATCTAGGACCTTAAAAGTATCCTGAAGCCGTGAGATAAATCCTTCAGTAGCAATAGTGGCAAAGCCGTTGCCCGTATTTTGTAGCGCTACCGATAGAGACTTGGCCGCCTTCTCATCGGCTGCAAAGGCCATAACTGCGGCCTTACCAAATTGGGCGATCTTGCGCACTGCAAATGCTGCGGCAAAGGATTTAGCAAGAAGGTTAGTAGCCTTTTGAAATTTAGTTAAATCCTTTTGACCCTTCTTAAGCGCTGAGCCGTTCCATTTGGCAATAGCGCTAACAACTAGGGCGGCCATTATGCAGCCAGCGTTACTTGAGATTTAATTTTAGCGTTAAATGTATTGACTGCAATTCTTATAGCCAGGTTAATTGCGTGAGTAGCTCTGCCCTGGTCCTCAGCCCAGGCTCTAAATATTAGGCGGCCTTGATCATTACTTGCGCCTTGTCCATATATTTTACCTAATGGCGCTAAGAATTGAGCGCGCGCATTTTTGTTTAAACTCTCACTGGCACTAGTTGCAGCGCTTAATCGGCCTGCGGTCTCATAGATTGCACCGCCTGCGCTGCGGTTGGCTACATATTGTGAGACCTGGAAGCCGCTAGGCAGGCGCTTGTTATTGCCTGGGCTATAGATTATGAGGCGGATAGTCTCTGCCTGGTTATACATTGGAAATGGCCTAAACTTAGTTTGCTGCGGTCCAAATGCTTTAACCCTTGTCCAGTTGCTGAGCATTGTGCTATCTGCTGGGGCATAACCTCGCGCCTTATCGCGGATGGGTATCATGACCGCCTTGATTTGTTTATTCATCTGGCGATTTAGTTCAGGGTCAAATGAGCGCATGGCCTTAAGAGTTTTTTCTACGCCTGTTATGTTTACTGGCACGCTCCCTCTCCTTTGCTCTATCGTTTAAAACCTGCAGTACCGCATCAAACATCTCGGGCTCTAGGGCTAGGACTTGATCTGGGCTAATCTTTAACTCTATGGCTAGAGATGCCACGAGATATGTCATAGTTCCAGAGCCTAACCTTTTGGGCGCTCATCCTCCATCTGGGTGACGGAGATGATGGTGCTCAAGAAGTCCTCACCAAATGGGGCAATAACCTCTTGCCGCATTAGCGCATTATGAGCCAGCCAGTAGATGTCTGTATTTTTCTCATGCTCGCGCAGTTGTTTATACAGTCCCTGTCCCGCGTATGCCTCGAAAGCAACCTCTACTACTGGCGTAATACTAACGATTGTCTCACCGCTAGCCCTTATGATTTTTAACCTTGCCATGTTAGAGCTGCTTAGAAGCTTCCGCTTGTTGTCTGAACAACTTCAGATGTACAGGTGAAGGTAAGTGATGAGGCCGCATAGTCTGCTGGTCCACCTGTGCCAATAGGTGTTAGGTTATTTATTAGAATTGACTGTGTATATAGCGGGTTAGTGGCGCTGACTGCAACTCCCTTAACTGGGATAATTACTGCCGTAACTGATGTGCCGTAGGCTGCTTGCAAGGTTGCGCACACTTGGGAAGCGGCCCAGTCATTTAAGAAATCTACCTGAAGTGTGGATGCCTCAAGCCCTTGATAGAATTGGTGAGCCACGCTAGACATACTGGTGGTCTCAACTTCATCAAAGGTTTGAGTTAGTGTGATGCTGGTAATGTAAACGCTTAAATCAACAGTGGCAATTTTCAGGCCAACATTGTTATCTAGATAAATTGCCATGATTTAGTCCTCATCCTTCTTGGTATTTGGTGTAGTGGTTGGAATTGGCAGACCAAGTTTCTTTAGTACCTCTATATCTGCCGGGGTGATTTGATCTGCCATTTTTAGCTCCATGTCGTTAGTACTGTAATTTGTAAATCGGATGTAAGTAAATCGCCACTGGCCACACTTAAAATACTAGGGGCGCTAAAGCTCGTGACATTATAAACAATTTCGGAGGCAGCCAGTTTATTAAAGACTGCGATCATAGTTTCCTCTATGCCTTGCAGGTTCCCCTGGTTATCAAAGGCTGGCACAGTCATCACGATCTTGAAATGTGCCATAGGCATTAGCGCTATGTTATTTTCATGGCCGTTAGCAGGCACAATGTAGGGGTCTGCTGGCACTACAAAAACTGAGTTCGCCAGGATAGTGGCTGGAGGAAATGAGAAGGTTTGCCAAACTCCCGCATTTGTTAGCGCGGTTGCGATCGTGGCGCGCAGTGTTGTTAGGGCTACTGACATAGCAACTAGCCCACCATTGCATTTGGTGAGAGATATGGGGCAAGAAGTCCCCTGATCTTGCCTATCATGGAATTGCCCATGCGATAGGGGCTAGGGCTAAAACCATCAATGCTGACTCCGCCAGACTGGGAGACTTGCCGGGCCTGCCAAATATCGACTGCCAATATCATGGCAGCCTCGCGCACGCTGGCAGTGCTGGCATATGTAGCAGTTTTAGT